TCTTTTGAAGGACTAGAAGACCCTAAAGTACTAGAAGACTACCAACAGATGGAATTAGCAGATGGTGGAGTCGTGGAGCGAGAAGATTTTGCCGAAGGAAGTAAACAATATGACTACAAAAATCCACAGCAAAAAAATCAACACCTTATGAGAACGACTGAAGAAATTCAATCTATCGTCAATGATCCAAAATATGAAAAGTATACAAGAAAAGATTTTAGAAATAAAAACATATTAACTAGAAAAGAAACAGAAAGAAAAGAAGTAACGTTTAAAAACATTGGAGCCAGAAAAAGTACAACGGATCCAAACGAAGAAAACATAAAAAGAACTAAAAAAATAAAAAACATTCAAGGAGCTAATATTAGTGTTAAAGGTTCTGGTCAAACAGGAAAACAATTTAGTCATGTATATCCATTAATAGAATCTGCAAAACCAGGAACTAAAACAACTGGCACGATCGATGCAAAAATGAATAGAGCATTAGAAGGATATAATAAAATAGGTCAAAATATTGCAGAACAGCAAGAGATTTTAATTAAAAACAAACCTGAAGGCTACAAACAAGAACTAGTAAAACTAAACGCTAGAGCAAAAAGGAATGTAATGAACGCAGTTAGTGATTTAGGAAAAGAATATAAAGGTCAAATAGGATACTTTCAAGTAGATCCAGAGACTGGTAAGTTTAAAGAAAAAGCAGGTAATTATAAAATGTCGTTTGCTGGTATAAAAGGAGAGAATAAAATTTACAAAGACATGATGGGTAAAGAAAGAAAAGATTTTGAAAAAAAAATATCTGCAGATAATTTTAAAGAACCAGAACAAAAACTTTTAAAAAAAATGGGAACACAATTAAATTCTGGAATTCCTATTAATGAAATTATGAACGTTCTACCTGAACGAGAAGCACAAGTGCTAAGAAACATGGGAAGTAAAATAGGAAAGATTGCTAAAATAGGTGCTAGAGGATTAGCAGATTTAACCACAGGTCTAGGACCTTTAGGAGTGGCTATTACTGCATTAATAGAAACACCTGTTGCATTAGCAGCTCTTGGAGAAGGAAAAAGAGGATCGGAAGTAGCACAAGACGCTATAAGTTCTATAACTTTTGGACTTGTTTCTGATTCAGAAGAACGAGTATTAAAAGAAATAGGTGGAGAACGCGCTGTAAAAGGATTGAAAATTAAAAAATCAATAGAAGCTTATCAAAACGCAGTTCAAGATTTAAAAAATTTAAATACAGAATTAAAAGATCCTGCTTCCACTTTATTGTCAGAAGATCAAGATGCTATCCTTGCTGGCATTGAACGCAATCAAAAAATCAAACAAGACCAAGGTACTTTTTTACAACAATTTATCAATCTAGAAACAAAAAAATTTATCGCTCCTGATTTAGATTATTATGAAGACGTGGCAAAGACACAACAAAAAGAAAGAGATCTTACCAAACAAATACGTTCCAATGAAGGTTCAGGAGATTATTTTGATGTTCCAGATTTAAAAGAGCAAGAAACAAGGAAAGAACTAGACGCGTTAAAACAAACGTATGAAGGAAATAAAGTAAAACCAGTGGAAGATATTATGAATAGAAATATTATGAATCCTGTTTACGGAGGACGTATGGAACTATCCGCTGGAAGTACTTATTCAGGACTTACTTGGGTTGCTAGAAGAGTACAAGATATTAACCAGTTAATTAAATCTAAAAAAGCTGGTTTTGAAGATTTTTTTGATGAGATTCAACTTTTAAGAAAAGCAGAAGAACTTAATTTAACTGAAGAACAAGTTAAACAAATATTAAAACAACAACAGCAACAAAGAATAGATAACTATAGAAAATTACCCGTTCAAGGAGATCCTAAAGCAGGATCTAGATTACCTTACGATCCAAATGCAAACCCTAAAAACTCACAAAAAATAAAACCAAGAAAAGAAAAAAATTTTAACACTCAAAACTTAGATAATAAATCTAATATCGAGGACATTATAAATAACTACGCTACCGGTGGAAGAGTAGGGCTTAAACTTGGTTCAGGAAAAAAACTATACGATTTAGGTAAAAAAATTATAACCAATAAAAAACCAGAAAATCCAGATAGAAGAGATTTCTTAAAAGGCGCGGGAGCCATGGGAATAGGACTAGCGGCATTAGGAACCGGAGCGTTTAAAATTGCAAAGACACTTAAAACTAAAGCTGCATTAAATGTGTTAGCAAAACCAGCAGTGGGACAACCCGCATGGTTTGCACCCTTAGTAGATAAAATACTTTTAAAAGGAATAAGATTAGAAAAAGATGGAAAGAAACTTAATAAATATGTTTTAGAAGAAGATGGTAAAACAATAACTTTAGAGATTCCTTTCAGTTCACCTAATAATCATATTGATATAAATGTTAAAGGAGGAGGGGCTTATGATGATCCTTTTGATATATACTACCAAAGGACAGATAAAGGACTAGGTGGAGATAAAAAACCAAAATCTTCATTTAAAGTATTAGAAAGCAGGCCTTATAGATTTGGTTCCGATGCAGACGAGGTAGAACTTAGTGAAGAAATTTTTCAAGGAGCAGATTTATTAGAACTACCAAAAGGTGGCAGTGGAATTTTAAGCGATATGGAAGGTTTAGAAAAAATAGCTACCGGAAAAATTAAAAATCCAAAACTGGCAAATACAAGAGTGAAAATAAGAGATGAACTCAACCAACCTGATAATTATAGATCTCGTTATAACCCTGGAGAAGAGGATCGTTTAACAAGATCTACTGGTCCAGAAGGGGGAGAATATTATGAGAATCTTGATGGAGAAGATTATTACAGCGTACAGATAAAAAGAAACGATCTTGATCCAGATATTGATTATGATTAAACCAAAAAGACTTACTTTAACGATACCTCCTAAAAGAGGACCTCAGCCGCAGGGCTTGAATATTAACTACAATACTGTTAAGACAGTGCAAACGGAGAAAACAAATGGCAGAAATAGACAAATCGCTACCAAACGAAGCTAATCCCCTTTTATCAGGAGAAGAGATTCAAGAGGAAATAGAAGTAATGGAACCGGGTGAAACAGAAGTTTCTGAAGAAACAGATATTGTAGAAAACGAAGACGGATCGGTAGATATCGATTTTGATCCTACTGCTATGGCTGCAGGGGAAAGTCAAGACCATTACGCTAACCTAGCTGAATTTATCGAAGACAACGACTTGTCTAGAATGGGAACTGAATTATACCAAAACTATCAAGAATATAAAAGTTCTAGAAGAGATTGGGAAAACGCATACCGACAAGGACTAGACTTGCTTGGGTTTAAGTACGAACAACGTACAGAACCTTTCCAAGGTGCGTCAGGTGCAACTCACCCTGTATTAGCAGAAGCCGTAACTCAGTTTCAAGCTTTGGCGTACAAAGAATTATTACCCGCGGGCGGACCCGTGAGAACTCAAATTTTAGGAAACGCTACTCCGGAAAAAGAACAACAGTCTCAAAGAGTTAAAGATTTTATGAATTACCAAATCATGGATGTCATGAAAGAATATGAACCAGAATTTGATACCATGTTATTTCATTTACCTCTTGCAGGATCTGCTTTTAAAAAAGTGTATTACGATGAACTCTCACAAAGAGCCGTTTCTAAATTTGTACCTGCAGATGAATTAGTGGTTCCATACAATGCAGCTTCTTTAGAAGAAGCAGAAGCTATTGTGCACGTTGTAAAAATGTCTGAAAATGAATTACGTAAACAACAAGTAGCAGGATTTTATAGAGATGTAGAACTAACTCCTGGAGAACAACCAGAGACAGATGTTCAAAAAAAAGAACGAGAACTAGAAGGAATTACTAAAACAGCTACGGACGATATTTTTACTTTATTAGAGTACCATGTAAATTTAGAAATAGAAGGTTTTGAAGACATGGGTCCAGATGGTGAACCTACTGGAATTAAATTACCTTACATTGTAACGATAGAAGAAAGCTCCAGAGAAGTTTTATCTATTAAAAGAAATTACGAAGTAAATGATCCTAAGAAATCTAAGATACAATATTTTATTCACTTTAGATTTTTACCAGGTTTAGGCTTTTATGGTTTTGGTTTAATTCACATGATTGGTGGATTATCTAGAACAGCTACTTCAGCACTAAGACAGTTGTTAGATGCAGGAACGCTTTCTAACCTACCAGCTGGATTCAAGCAACGAGGAATAAGAATTAGAGACGATGCGCAAGCAATACAACCCGGAGAATTTAGAGATGTAGATGCACCAGGAGGAAACATTAAAGATTCCTTTATGATGCTTCCTTTTAAGGAACCTTCACAGACATTATTGCAATTAATGGGGGTCGTTGTAAATGCAGGTCAACGCTTTGCTTCAATAGCAGACATGCAGGTAGGAGACGGGAATCAACAAGCGGCAGTGGGAACGACCGTAGCGCTGTTGGAAAGAGGATCGAGAACGATGTCGGCAATTCATAAAAGAATTTATTCTTCTCTCAAACAAGAGTTTAACCTACTAGCAAGAGTATTTAAATTATATTTACCGCAAGAATATCCATACGATGTACCAGGAGCAGAAAAAACAATTAAACAAACAGACTTTGACGACAAAGTAGATATTTTACCGGTAGCAGACCCTAATATTTTTTCTCAAACGCAGAGAATTAGTTTAGCTCAAACCGAATTACAATTAGCTACTTCGAATCCAGCTATTCATAACCAATACGAAGTATATAGAAATATGTATGAAGCATTAGGTGTAAAAGACATTGATAAAATATTAATTCGACCCACGCCCCCACAACCAAAGGACCCTGCATTAGAGCAAATTGATGCTCTTGCAGGGAAACCATTCCAAGCCTTTCCAGGACAAGATCATAGAGCACATATCACTACTCATTTAAGTTTTATGTCTACGAACTTAGCAAGAAATGCACCTCCTATTATGGCAGCTTTAGAAAAAAACATCTTTGAACATATTTCTTTGATGGCTCAAGAGCAAGTAGAAGTAGAATTTAGAAATGAAATGCAACAGATGCAGCAAATGCAACAAATGATGCAACAAAATCCTCAAGCAGGACAACAAATGCAGGTGCAGATGAGAATGATCTCTGAAAAGATCGAATCTAGAAAAGCTGTGTTGATTTCTGAGATGATGGAAGAGTTTATGAAGGAAGAAAATGAAATTACTTCTCAATTTGACAATGATCCGCTTGCAAAACTAAAAGCAAGAGAGTTAGACCTCAAAGCGCAAGACAACGAACGTAAAAAACAGTACGATGAGCAAAGAAATAACTTAGATCGTATGAAAGCGATGATGAATCAGTCTACCGATCAACAAAAAATAGACCAAAACGAAGAATTAGCTAATTTAAGAGCCGATACTTCTATTGAAAAAACAATCTTATCTGCAAAACTAAAAGATAAGTATCAAAATTAATGACAAAAGCATAAAAAAAGGTTAAAAAGACAATATGAAAAAAGATAAAACTATAAAAGTATCTCAAGTCGGAGCACCTATTAAAACAATAGAGATGACTGCACCTAATAAATCTCAAACGGTTACTGTTAAAGGTACTAAAGGTATGAGAGCAGATAAATTACCAGTTAAAGCTACTTGGTACTAAACCATGTTTCCCTGGAGTCTGTTAGGTACAGCTTTTAAAGCTGGTTCCGAAATTTACAAAAATAGACAAGCAACTAAGATTGCTATGTCAGAAGCTCAATTATTTCACGCCGAAAAAATGAAACGTGGAGATATTGAATACTCTGGCAAAATAATGGAACATCAAAAAGGCGATTGGAAAGACGAATTCGTTTTATTAGTGCTTTCAAGCCCTTTATTTTTATTAGGGTATTCTGTATTTGCAGAAGACGAAGATATTGGTAAAAAGCTAGACTTGTATTTTGACAAATTGGATGGTATGCCTTGGTGGATAACAGGACTTTGGATTTCTGTGGTTGCAGCCATTTATGGAATTAAAGCAACGGATATTATAAACACGAAAAAAGGAAAATAATGATTAAGAAAATAAAACAGAAACTTTGTGAACTAGTTTGTAAATTATTCGGAATCACACAATGTGTGTGTGCACATGAATGTAACTGTAAAAAAGAGGCGAAAAAATAATAATGAGTGAAAAAATATACGAGCCAAAAACTAAAGAAGAGAAAAAAAGATTTGGAAGAGGCGGTGAAAAAATATACGAGCCAAAAACTAAAAAAGAGAAAAAAGATATAGCAAAGAAAAATCTTAGAAAATCTGCAACAAAACCTAAGCTTGATTCAACTCCAGAAGATAAATCTATTTCAAGAAAAGAATTTCTAAAAAAGGTTATACCACCATATTATAAATCTACTCGTTCTAAAGAAGAATTAAAAGATATGTTTAAAAACTATAAAAGACCTGCAAAATCTAAAGGATTAAAAAAAGGTGGTAGAGTAAAGTTTAATAAAGGAGGTATAGCTTTACGTGGTAAAGGCTGTGAAATAAAATAATGTCTAATAAACCAATAAGTAAAAGTAAAAACCCAGGATTAGTTAAACTAGCTAAAAAAAATCCTAAACTTGCTAAAAAATTTGGATTTAACGCAAAAAGAATAGTAGCTAAAAAAGGAGGAAAAGTTTAATGGCTAAACGAGGATTATACGCAAACATACAAGCAAAAAGAAAAAGAATAAAAGCAGGTTCAGGAGAAACAATGAGAAAGCCTGGAACCAAAGGTGCTCCTACAAAAGCTAATTTTGTAAGATCAGCAAAAACTGCTAAAAAACCTAAAAAGAAAAAATAATGGTAAAAGTATTAAAGAAAGTAGTTACAGGCTTGAAAAAAGCATCGAAGACACATGCTAAACAAGCTAAAATAATTAAAAAACATATTAAAAAAATGAAGGGCTAATAATGGCTAGAACAGCAGCCTGGACTAGAAAAGAAGGAAAGTCTAAATCCGGTGGATTAAATAAAAAAGGTGTTGCTTCTTATAGAGCAGCTAACCCTGGATCTAAATTAAAGACGGCCGTAACTACGAAGCCATCTAAATTAAAAAAAGGTTCTAAAGCAGCAAATAGACGTAAGTCTTTTTGTGCTAGAATGAGTGGTATGAAGTCAAAACGTACCTCTGCAAAAACGGCCAGAGACCCGGATAGCAGAATTAATAAGTCTCTAAGAAAGTGGAACTGCTAAATGGACGACCTAATACTCGTACAACAAGTACAGAAAGCCCTACGTAAGTTATATCAAAACATTGGAGATACTATGATTACAGGTGGTGTTGACAATATGGATAAATACAAGTATTTACTAGGTCAGGCACATGCCTATCAATATATATTACAGGAAATCTCTAACCTGCTAAATAAGAAGGAGCAAAATGACGGACAAGAACAATCAGGAGACGATACCATCGTCCCTTTCGGATCAGGAAGTACCAAAGATTAAACTTGGACTCCAAGAGAAATACGAAAAAGAAAAACAAGAAGAAAAAAATATAGCACCAGAAAAGGAACCCCTTAACCCTGAGTCTATTGAACCAGTTATAGATCAACTTCCAGAACCATCTGGTTGGAGAATACTAGTTCTACCTTTTACCCCTAAAGAAAAAACTAAAGGTGGATTAATTATCGCACAAGAATCATTAGACCGATTAAGAATCGCAACCAACTGTGGTTACGTTTTAAAAATGGGTCCATTAGCATACAAGGACAAAGATAAATTTGAATCTCCTTGGTGTAAAAAAGGAGATTGGGTGATCTTTGCAAGATATGCAGGATCACGACTACCAATAGAAGGCGGAGAGATCCGAATTCTCAACGACGACGAAGTTTTAGGAACTGTACAAGATCCTGAATCTGTGTTGCATTACATTTAACATAGGAGGACACTATGCCAGACGAAGAAAAGAAAATGGTAGATATTGATAGTTCAGGACCTGAAGTAGACGTAGATATTGAAACATCTACACCTGAAGAAGAAGTATCGATCAAAGAAGAACAAGAAGTAGTACAAGAAGTCACTAGCCCCTCGCCTCTAGACGCAAGTAGCGAGCAGCAAGAGACTACAGAAGATAAGCCAGAAGGAAAGAAAGACGAATTAGAAGTTTATAGTAAAGATGTGCAAAGAAGAATTGCTAAACTCACCAAAAAATGGAGAGAAGCAGAACGTCAAAAAGACGAAGCCTTAACCTATGCCAGAACTCAAAAAGAGACTGCAGAGAAACTAGGTAAAAAATATTCTTCTTTAGAAACCAACAGCTTAAAAGATCGAGAATCTAAATTAGCCTCTGCTTTAGAAGGTGCCAAGGCCAGACTGGCTCAGGCGCGAGATGCAAATGACGTTAATTTAGAGGTAGATATCCAAAAAGATATTTCTCGTCTCGGTTACGAAGAAGCTAGATTGTTAGAGCAAAAAGCTTACAAAGAGGAACAAGATGCTATTATTCCGACTATGAATAATTTAGAGATCCCTCAACAACCTAGAAGAAACGTACCGGATGAAAAAGCAGAAGGCTGGGCCTCTAGTAATAGATGGTTTGGTTCGGATAAAGCAATGACGTATACTGCTTTTGATCTGCATAAGACCTTAACCGAAGAAGAAGGTTATGATCCTCAAAGTGACGAATATTATGTTGAAATTGATAAAAGAATAAGACTTGAATTTCCCCATAAATTTGATACTAATGATGGAACGGCAAAAACTAATACGACTAGGCCGACACAACAAGTAGCTTCAGCAAGGCGAAGTGTAAATTCTAGTCGCAAAACTGTCAGACTCACACCTACTGAAGTTGTAATTGCTAAAAAACTAGGAGTGCCACTCGAAGAGTATGCGAAACAAAAAAAATACATGAAGGAGGTATAGGCATATGGAAAATGATAAAATGAAGACCCCTCGTGCGAGCCAATCCCGAGTTTCTGAAAAGAGACCTGTGACATGGACTCCACCATCAAGTTTAGATGCACCCGCGCCGAAGGACGGATTCGTCCATCGTTGGTTGAGAACCGAAATCTTAGGAAACGATGATAGTAAAAATATCTCGAGCAAACTAAGATCAGGATGGGAATTGGTGAGAACCGATGAATATCCAGAAGGATCTTATTCCACGATTAAAGAAGGAAAATACGCAGGTGTTATTGGACATGGTGGCCTAGTGCTGGCTAGGATACCCAAGGAGATTGCAGAAGCACGTACGAAATATTACGAGCAACAAACTAAAGACCGTGACGAAGCGGTTAATAACGATCTCATGAAGGAGCAGCACCCAAGTATGCCTTTCAATAGTGAAAGGCAGAGTCGTGTAACTTTTGGTGGTTCTAAAAAATAATTTTTTAGTAATTCCAAAAAGAACGCGATATTATTAAACTTAAACAGGAGTAAACAAAATGTCACTAGTAAACCAAGACAGTGCTTTTGGCTTTAGAGCCATCGGCAAAGCTGGACAGAATAATGACAACCAAGGTTTAAGTGAATATAATATTGCTGCAAGTTCAGATGCGATATACCAACATGACCCAGTGCAATTTTTAGCAACTGGTTATATTGGTGTAGCTGCAACGTCAACTGCGGTACTATTAGGTTCCTTAAACGGTGTTTTTTATACTGATGTACCAGACCAAAAACCAAGATGGGCTAATCACTTAGCTGCGAGCAATACTGCAACAGATATTGTTGGCTTTGTAAGTGATGATCCTTATGAAAGATTTGAAGTTCAAATGGACGGAACTCTACCTATAGCTAATATCGGTTTAAATACCAATACTGTTTATACGGCAGGTTCGGTTTCGAACTACAATTCGGACGTAGAGTTGTCTTCATCAGGTGTAACCTCAGCAACAGCACAATTTAGAATATTAGGTGTATCGAAAGATATTCTTAATAAGTCTTTAGCGAATGCCACTACTTATGCGGCAAACGTGAATGTTGTAGGAATCATCAATGAACATTTCTTAAAACAATCAACAGGCATATAATAGGAGAATAAATTATGGCTATATCAAGAGGACAACTAGTTAAAGAACTAGAGCCAGGATTGAATGCACTATTCGGCCTGGAATATAAACGGTATGAAAACCAGCACGTAGAGATCTACGACGGCGGAATTGAATCTTCCGACAGAGCTTTCGAAGAGGAAGTAATGTTATCAGGATTCGCGAATGCACAAGTTAAACCTGAAGGTTCAGGTGTTGTGTTCGATAACGCTCAAGAGACTTTTACTGCTAGATATACTGCTGAGACAATTGCTTTAGCATTTGCGATCACAGAAGAAGCGATCGAAGATAATTTGTATGATAGATTAGCGTCTAGATATACAAAAGCTTTAGCAAGATCTATGGCAAATACCAAACAAGTAAAAGCTGCCGGCGTATTAAACAACGCGTTTAATACATCGTTTGCAGGTGGTGATGGACAACCATTACTATCTCAATCACACCCAACTATTGCTGGAACTTTCAGTAATACATTAGCAACTCAAGCTGATTTAAACGAAACTTCATTAGAGCAGTCATTAATTGACATCGCTGCTTTCACTGATGAAAGAGGTTTAAAAATTGCTGCTAGAGGAATGAAATTACTTATTCCTTCTGAGCTTCAATTTACAGCTGACAGACTAATGAAATCTTCAAATAGAGTTGGTACTGCTGACAATGATATCAATGCAATCAAGAACATGGGAATGGTTCCACAAGGTTACTCTGTGAACAATTTCTTTACTGATCCTGATGCATTCTTTATCAAAACGGACGTTCCTAATGGAATGAAGCATTTTGTCAGAACAGCTATCAAAACAGCTATGGAAGGTGACTTCGATACTGGAAACGTTAGATACAAAGCAAGAGAGAGATACTCTTTTGGTTGGTCTGACCCTAGAGGAATGTTCGGTTCTTCAGGCGCAGCTTAGTACTTGATTTTAAAGTATTAATTATTTGAAAGGCCCCTTTACTGGGGCCTTTCTTTTTGATAGAAAGGACGAACCATGATGAAACAATTTTTAGTTAAAATAAGCGCATACGGATATAAAGCAGAAATGACCATAGAGGCATTAGATAGTGCACACGGAGTAGAAAGTGCTATCCTTGACAAAATAGGAAAAAAAGATATAAAGTTCACTCCTAATGGTAGTTCTACAAAGAACTGTCATTTAACCTACGAGGAGATTGTACATGGAACACAATCAGATCAAGGATCTTTATCAAACCAAAAGATCGCTTGAACTAGAGTGGGAGCAAGACCATAATAAAGAAGGTGTGTATACCTTAAATATGGTTAGGATCGATGAAGAGATCAAAAAAGTAATCAGTCAAATTAAAGCGACTGAAGCTAAAGAGATCTTACATCAAGTAAAGATAGAATCCGTTGCTTCTGACTATTCTATAGCTGGCTAAATAGTCAAGCTACTATCGCTGGAAAAAGCGTTTTTCCCATAAGGATATCTTGCACTTCATTCAAAAATTCTATATAGTTTGATTACTATATATAAATATATTCTGCATAGACGCGTATAGTCGACAGCCTAGAGACTGTGTAGAATTAACTAGGAGGATAAATATCATGGCAAACACAACATTCACAGGTCCAGTAACCGCACTTAACGGTTTTATTGGAGGAGCAAACGTAAATGCAGGAGTAACAGGTACTTCAGCAGATACACAACAAGGTTCTAACGTAGCTTGGACTGTAGGAGCAAATATTTCTACACTAACTATTGCTACTGGACCAAGAGCTGGAGAAGCGTTAAACGCTGTAACTAGTGAAGGCGTACTTGTATACGTTGCAGATGGAGCAACTGGAAATTCAGTTTATGCTTTTTCAAATGGAACAGACTGGTTACGTGCAGACACTAGAACAGCAGTAGCTGCTTCGTAGTTTAAATAATTTAAGAGCTCCTTCGGGAGCTCTTTACTAAGGAGAATAAAATGGGTTCATATAAAGCAGACATACAAGCAACAAGAATTGCAGGAGCAACTACCAATGTAAT